GCGGAAGCTTTTTCGGTAGAGTTTGGATACCTTTGAAAAATGACGGAACCTATTAGTTTCTATTTTAATATATACAAAAACGAGATTTATGCCAGCAGACTAGTTTTTCAAATACGAAATTTTTATTCAACCTCAGAGATTTTAATTATATCTGATGGTCAAGCTAATTTATTCTCTATGAATCAGATCCGTGATTATCACGATCGTATATTTCCTAACTCTCCCCCATTTACATTGATAAAAGGCGATCGCTTAAAAAATGTAGGTCCAGAATTCACTCAACGTAATTTCAAATGCGTACTTAATAATACAACTAGCGATCTTATTATCAAATTAGATCCTGATTCCTATATGTGGCGATCTTTTAGCTACATCCCAGAAGGTGATTGGATAGGAGATGTGAGGTTTCTGCCTGCACCTTATTTATCAAGACAATTTAACTTTATTTCTGGTGGTTGTTTTGGTATGCGTAGAAACGTTATTAAAGAAATACATGATAGCAACCTGTTACTAGGTGACGAATATCGTACAGAGGAAAGCTTCTACGACAGATATAGGATGAACAGAAAATACGGAGATCCTATCACCAATGAGCTTATATACAGAGAAAATCTAGTATTAGATGATGTGGCTAATAGACTAGGCGTAACACCTGTTCAATGGGATGAAGTATATTGTACACAACATGGAGAACAACTACAAAATCCCGATGATCTAAAGTACGCTGTAACACACCCTGTAAGGTACATATTTTGACTACCTTTCAGAAACAAAAACGTTGTTATGATATAGTTACCTTAGCTATATAAACTAAAGAAATGCCTACCAGGAACATATCAGTTTTAGACGGTAATAGCAATCCGGCTATACTCCTTTCAGAAGATAAAGGGTTATCTGGTTCGGTGGCTATATACACACCTCATTCTTATGATGAAGTGCTTGCAGACATGGGTAACCATGGTGTAACGAAACTCTACCTAACAGGCACTATATCTATCAGTGGTAATAATACGATAATAAATGCACCTGGTAGTGGTAACTATATAAAGGTACTAAACTTAGAACTCCAAAATGAAAGCGCTGTAGAAACATTAGCGATCGTCCGAAGTGGTACATCTACAAACGTTAGACGAGTATTATTGTCAGCAAAAGGTACAGTTGGTTTTAGAGATCGCGTTGAGTATCATCCACATGCTTCTTTAGATCTCGCAGCGAATACAGCTCTTGTTATTAATCTCAATGGTGCAAATACAATTGGTTACAACATAACGTATGTAACAAGGACGGTATAATGTATACCACTATTTACCTACATGGTTCTTTACGAAAGAAGTATGGTAAAGAATTCAGATGTGTAGCTCATAGCACTAAAGATTGTGTCAGATTTCTAGAAGTTAATTTCAAAGATTTCAGACAATTTATTTTGGATGAAACAGAAAAGGGTACATTCTTCAAAGTTAGACACGGAAATTATGAAATAGGAGAAGATGAACTATCAGATCCTATAGTAAAACATAAAAGTGTCCATATTACAGCTTTACCTAGTGGCGCTGGTAAAATAGGAAAAATAATCCTTGGTACAGCTCTTATTGCTGGAGGATTGATATTCTCTGGGGGTCTATTAGGTCTGAGCGCTGTTCAATTAATAGTTACAGGTTCTTTATTACTTGTATCCGGCTTAATGGGACAAAAACCTAAAAAAGACGATGGCGAAAGATCTTTTATATTCTCTGGCGTTTCCAACACAGCAGAAGTAGGACAACGTATATATGTAGTATATGGTGTTATGCTAGCGCCATCTATGGTATTATCTGCTACCGTGCGATCTTACATCACAGCTACCAATGTAGGCGGATCATGATGAAATTTGATGAGTTTTGGGGTGAAGGAGGATGTCTTAGTGGTGATACTCTTATACAGACACCATTAGGATTAATACCCATAAAAGATATAAAAACAGGTGATAAAGTATTCTGTTTCTCTCCAGAAAATAGAATCGCGATCAGAAAAGTATTATCCACAAGTGTTCATAATGACCAACAAGTATTTAGATATACCTATTGGGGTGGTTATGTAATAGCAACTCCAAATCATGCGTTCTATACAGAACGTAACTCTTTCAAAGAGATTGGTAAATGGAATATAGATGAATTTTTTATTGACAAATATTTAGAATACAGACCGTTATTAAAAATCGAAGAATTAGAAAATACTACTGTATACAATTTTGTTGTAGACGATTATCATACGTATCTTGTAGGTGAACATGGGATATTCTCTAGCAACGGTGGCGGTGGTAAATCTAGAAACGTAGATCCTGATACGGCAATTAGTTCTGCAAGAGCTGTAGTTGTAGAAGCCCTATCAGAAGGACCAATAGAAGGTTTATTAGAAGGAGATCGTTCTATTTATTTGGATAGAACACCTGTAGGTAACAGTGATGGTACTAAAAATTTTAAAGGTTTCAAGTGGGATAGTAGAAATGGTACAGGTTCACAAAGATTATTAGATGCTACGGTCAAAGAAGGACTTACATCTGAAACCAGTGTTAATACAGAGGTGAAGTATAACGTACCTATTTCAAGGACTTTCACCGTTACTGATGTAAACTTCGTAAGAGTTAGACTAGCATTTCAAGTACAACAATATGAGGAAGACGGTGACGTGGTTGCGAGTCGAATGGCGTTTAGGATACAATTAACCGATATTGGTGGTGTTAAAACAGTTCATTCTGAAGATCGCACAGTAAAATTCTCTAATCCAACAGAATTTGAGTATAATATACCGATCGCCTATACCAATTTTACTCGTCCTATCACTATAAAAGTTGAGAAGTTAGTAGAAGAACCTGCTACTGATAGTAACTTACAAAATACTATTCAATTTGTAAGTTATACTACTGTCATAAATAATACTAAGATAAATTATGCTCATACGGCTGTAGTGAGCGCTGAGTTTGATGCAGAACAGTTCTCTAGTGAACCACAAAGAGGATATAAAATTGGTGGTAGGACTGTAGCAATTCCTAGTAATGCTGTAGTTAACAACACAGATCGCGGTTTAGATTTCAGTGGGATATGGGATGGTACTCTTTATGAACCTCCCATAGCAACATCTGATCCGGTGTGGCAATTGTATGATATTTTAACTAATAATCGTTATGGTTTAGGTAAACAAATAGATTCTTGTCAAGTATCTTCGTATGATTTATATGACATATCTAGATATAATAATGAGTTTGTAACTAATGGTTTTGGTGGAACAGAACGTAGATTTAGATGTAATACAGTACTACAACAAGGGGAAGCTGCACATAAAGTATTAGAAGGGTTTCTAAGTGCTTGTAATTCTCATTATTATTGGGATGGCACATGCTTAAAATTCTGGCAGGATAAACCTGGTGATGTTATTCAACAGTTTACTAATGCCGATGTAGAAAACGGTATGTTCAGTTATTCATCAACTGATATACAAACAAGATATTCAGTCGCTTATGTAACGTGGAACGATCCAGATGATTATTACAGACAAACAGTAGAATCAGTAGAAGTACAAGATGCACTTAAAAAATTTGGTTACAGAGAAACTGATTTTGCTGCTTATGGATGTACTTCTAGAGGTCAAGCTTATAGACAAGGACGTTATCAAGTTTATTCTAATTTTTTAGAAACAGAAACAGTGTCCTTCAAGTGTAGATTGATCGCAGTATTTATAAGACCTGGTGATATTATAAATATTGTAGATTGGAAGCGATCTAAAAAACGTCATGGTGGTCTAATAACATCAGCTACAACCACAACAGTAGAATTAGATCAAGAGATAATATTACCCAATGCGTCAGGCTATTCTATAACCTGTACCATGCCAGATTTAACAATAGAAACTAGAACGATCAGTAATGGAGCAGGTTCTACAGATACAATCCGAGTATCAACTCCTTTTACTACAGCTCCCCTACAAGAATCTAATTGGTTCGTAGACGTTATAACCACTAAAAAGTATAGAGTACAGATAATAAAGGTCGATGTAGAAGACACTGGACTAATAGAGATCTTAGCCACTGAATATCGAGAAGATAAATTTAATATAATTGAGAATGGATGGGAATTAGAACCTGTAGAAAAAGAAGAAGAAATCCCTGTCATACCTCCACCACCTGTTAATCTGGGTGTCGGTTTTGTAGAACAAAGCGCTAATGTATTCAAACTAATAGGACGGTGGAGTAGACCTTCAACAGGCGGATCATTTATAAGTTCTTATCAAGTTCAATGGAAACGAGGCGCTACTGGTTCCTGGTCACCTATTTTGTCAGTATCCACTAATGAACTAATAGTAGAAAATTTATCATCAGGTACATACTATATCCGTGTAGCAAGTGTTCTACTGAATGGTGGTATAAGTCAATATGTCGAATCATCCCCCGCGATCGCTGGTGCTACACAAAATCTATATCTATCTTTTAACAGACGTTTAGGTATAATCGCAGCATGACACAATTCAAACAGTCTTTAATAAGCTTAGATCAATCTAGTGACGTTTATATATACATATTGAGGGA